CTAGGTCCTGCACTTACTAGTTCATTCCCTTTTTGTTGGAACAGTTCCAAGGCACGATTCATTACATCAGTACCGATAGCACCGTCTTCCATGGCTTGTTTGAACTCTCCCATACCAATACTAGTATGATTAATTTCATTGTAAGCCTGAATCAGCATATCACGGAACTGAGCACCAAGGGCTGACTGCATGATTTGATTGAAGTCTTGAGCATGTAAAGCACCTGACCCCAACGCTTGAGCAAGTCCATAAGTGAATTGTTTTTGCGTGTCCATTCCAAGCCCTAGGCTGTCCCCTACTGCATTAATTGAGTTAACAATCTTAAACGCTTCATCACCTGTTAGACTTGTATAACCTGAAATGGTAGCCCCTAACTGGTTTAGGTCATTTCGTTGCGATTTAAGTAGCTCGTTACCTGAATCGATGTAACTATTGAACTTTTTATATCCTTGTTCTCCGTCTGCTAAGGTAGCTGACAAAGTTTTTTGTGCTTGAATTTGAGCGTCATAAGTAGTAGTCAAACGATTAGCAAAACCACCTACAACATCAACCGCCTTAGATACTCCACCAGTAATTAGGCTAATACCTGCACTTACACCACTAACCACGTTACCAATTTTAGAGAAAGTGCCTAGCATACTAGAACCGTAACTTTTGACTTTTTCAACTGCACCACTAAGTCCTCCGCCTTTTTCGTTACCGATTTTAGCTAGTTCAGAACTTAGTCTAGTCGCTTGTGTTTGTGCTTTAACTAATTGACTTTCTAAGGCTTGTACTTGTTTTTGTGTAGCCCCTGACATTTTAGCATTTGCCAACGCTCTTGTTAAATTGTCTACGTTTTGTTTAGCAAGGTTCAAAGCTCTCTGTGTTTCTTTGACACCTTTGTCTTTCATGGTTACAGAGCCTGTTATTTGAGCGTTCTTGTTCGTTTCTTTAGCTAGACGACCAATATTATTAATTTCTCTTTGAGCGTCTCTAGCATTCTTTAAAACGCCTTTAGTGTCTAACTCTGCCTGAATGACGTATTTTTCTTTAGCCATTTTTCGTTATACTCCTTAATTTACGCTTAATAGTTTTCGTTTTATCGTCCATTTCGTGAGTGGCTCTTACTAGCGTTTGTCCATATCTTTGGTGTAAGTGGCGGTCATGAAGCAATACGTTGAGCATTCTCCAACTTTCATCTTTAGCCTTAAAGCCATTGACTACGCCAATATGACCACTTTTCAACGAACCATAAGACCGTGTAACTTGTTTAGTAATCTTACTAGTGTCAAATTTTGCACGATAACCTGAAAAGTCTCCACCTAGTGAACTCTTATAACCACGCTTTACTGTATTTTGATTAGAATTAAAAGCGTCAACCATGTCTAACCAAACGTGCTTCAATTGCTTTTCTGTGAACTTTTCTAGTCCTTTTACTTCGGTGGTTGCCATAGTTTAACCTCCACGTGTTCAGCATTGTTTAGTTCGTCAGCAGTTGTCTTCTTCTTCTCTTTAGGTGTAAGAGTTGAAATTAATTTTAATGTCCATTTTAATGGTCTGTGTTTATATACATCATAGGGAACTCTTAAAGATGTCATAGCACTAACAATCGCAAGTGTTGTAATTCTTGCGTCTTCCCTTATTTCTTCGCTAGTGCTAGCCCTTTTTTTGTTTCGTCAATTAATTGTCCCATAAGGTCAGCAACTGTAACTGGTAGCATTCCACCAATTAAAGCCCCAAGAATTTCGTCTAATGTATACTGAGGAGCGCAAGCCCAAAAGAACAACGCTAAGCTGTGGTAGTCTTTTTCATTCAAGTCGCCAAAGTATACACCGTTATCTTCCATACGCTCTAACGCTTTGAAATCAAATTTAAAATCTTCTTTTTTCATCTGTATTTTTCTCCTTTTAGAAAATTAATAAAAGGGTGGGAACTATTATTTCCAAGCCCTCCACCCTTGAAATTACGCTTTGATGTCGGTATTTGCTAGTGGTTTAAGGTCTGTGAACAATTTCTTGAACGCTAAAGCCTTGCCACTTGTACCAGTTGCTAGTTCTGTGTCTGATACTTTAAACTTAACGAATAAGCGTTTTTTACCTCCTGCTTCAAACGTTCCGTTTGTTACCGTAGCAGTATGTTCGTACTCTTTACCTGTTGGACTTTCTTCGTCAGCTTCTGCAGTATCACTTGGAGTAGTCGCCTGCACGCTAGGATAGAAAGTAGCTTTATAACCTGTTCCGTCATCGTCTCGATAGCGTTCAGCATAAGCAAAGCCATAAGGCTTGTAATTTGCTACGTCATCAACTAGGAAACCACTAGAATCAGCGAACCCCAAAGCATGTGTCGCAAATTCATCAGGCAAATCGTAAGACTTAACTGTAATTTCTGTGTTTTTAGAACCTGCAATAGTACGATAAGGAGCGTTAAACCCTGCATAGAAGTTTGTATTCTCTTGGTCTACTTTTGTATCAATTGCACGCAAGCCTGCGATAGGGATACCTGCCTTTGACCCTGTAAGGTCTGTGAACACTACACCATACCCTAGACCGTGTGTAAGTTCATTTTTTGATGTATATGCCATTTATTGTTATCCTCCTACTGTTTCATATACTTTGATAGCACCGTCTTGGAAAAAGCCACCACAGACGCAAACAGTACCATATACCTGCACTTTATTACGTCGTACGTCTTTAGTCACTTTAAATTCAGGAACTAAGTCCCCTACTAAGATACCTTTATAAGGGTTAATCAACACTTTGTCAAAGTTTGTATTGTAATGCTTAAAACTCAATGTTTCAATTTTAGCTACTCCACTAACCACAGGAGCGAAGTCATTTTCTTTCACAAAGAGAACATCGTCCCCTGATTGTGAGAATTTAGCACTTGACGCTTTTTGTTTAACCGCCCCAGTAATTGAGCTATTAGTCATAGAACTATGTACACCGCCCCAAATCAAGTGGGCTTCGATTGTTTGATATAAAGTATCTCGTACAGTATTCAAAGCATTTTGTACACCGTCAGCAGTTAAATGCCCTGCGTCTGAAAGATTAATACCAAAGCCGAACCCTTGAGGAGTTAAAGTCTTGTAACTGTCTTCTTTAATTTCTAGTGTGCTATTAGTTCCCCCTAGCTCTTTAGCTTCTGGAAACCCTGTTAGTTCAACCGTCTGTAACAAATCAGCCCCAATTTTAGGGATACGTGACAAGAGAGGGAACAAGTTTCCTAGTCCCTCAGTTTTAGTCACATTTTCGATTTGTTGGACGTAACGGTCTGTGATATTAAAATCAGCCATTTGTTACCTCACTTTTGTTTTATTATTTGGCAGCTACTGCATTTTTAGTCAAGTAAGCTGAACGGTTTTTACCACGAATAGAACCACCTACAAGAGTTTCAGAAAGCCATTGTTCAACGTTATAACGTAGGTCAAAGTCGTTGTAGTTTTCCATGTTCAAATCTCCGATAAGTACGTACTCATCATGATTATATACCGCTACTTCGTCTTTAGGCATCCAGACACGTGTTTCAAGATTAACCGCACCGAATGACTGAGCGATTTGTGCCTTTGTTGCTAGTTCGTTGAAACGTGAGTGTCCGTCTGTTCCTTTAGCTTTACGCAACTCTGCAAAAGTTTGTGGACTCATAACGATAGTAATAGCGTCAGAAATTGAGCATTCAGCTACTGCGTCAGTAATACCCTCAAACAAGTCTGTGTATTGAATTTGTTTTGTCCAAGCGTCACTTGTAGTACCTTTAAGACCCCAGAAACCATTAGAGCCGTCATTTGCACCTGACTCATTAGCACCAAGAATCATGTTATACTCTACTTTTTGAATAACACGGTTAACCATTTCACTCATTACGTACTCAGACAATGCACCTGAATCATTTACACCACGAACAGTTGCTTTATCCATTTGTAGGTATGCTTCTGCCATTTGCGGACGAATTGAACGTTTTGAAGCAGTTTGTGCTTTGTTCTTGTCTGCACCTGCTTTGAACGTTCCTTTGATGAAAGTATCATCTACACCGTCTTCGGCAAGTGTCAAACCTTGGAAACGTGCCTTAGTTGCACCGTCATAGATACCTGACTTTTTAGCATATTTTGAAGTGATAGAACCAAGTGAATTAACCACATTCAAAGCACTAGCATTTGCAAACTCACGAAGAAAGCCTTTCTCTGGCATGTCAGCCATTTTTTCCCCTAGTTCACGCATAAAAGTACGCTCTTGAGCTTCTGGCTTTTCAGTAGGGATATTTGCCTCACGTTGTTTCTTAAGCTCTTCACGCTCTTTTTTAAGCTCTTCCACTTGTGCTTCAAGTTCACGTGCTTTAACGCCTGCTTCGATTGCTTGTGCCATAATTTCTTGTGTTTCCATGTTCTTGTTTTCTCCTTTTTCTTCTTCTCTTACTTTTGTCACTTTTGCACCTTTATTGCTTGGCAATGGAGTAAGTGACACCTCCGTGATAGTTACGTCTTTATAATAGCCAACTCCGTCAATCTCACGTGCTTTAACACCGTTAGCGTTAAAACCAACTGACAGACCTGTTTCTTCAATCTTTTCGGCTGTGTATTGTTCTTCATCAACGTAACCTGTTAGAATTACATTGTCGCCCTCAAGATGAACGAAACCAGAACCAATTTTTTCACGATGACGGTTTAAGATATCCACGCCTTCGCCTGCGTTAGCAATTGACTCAATGACTGTGCCGTGTGAATCAATCGTTCCCAAGGGGTTTGCTATCCCTCGAACTGCTTTTACTTTCAATCGTTCCTCCTTTTGATGTTGTTGAAATATAAGCTACAAAGTTTTCTTGGTTGAATACTATGTTCTTATCGTGTTGTTTTAATAGCGGTAAGACTTTTTGAATTGCAAATGCTATGATAGTGACTTCATTACTTTGTCCATATAACAACTCGCGTGGCATACCGTATTCACTCAAAGCTATTTCAATAGCTAAGTTAGCGTCATTTTGTAATGAACCGCTGTAATCAGGCTGAATCTGTTTGATATCATCATCTGAACCAATTACAGAAATACCGTTAAACTCTCTAGCAAGTTGTTGTTGTTGTGAAAGTCTATCACGTATTCTATCCCAAACTTCTTTTAAACCACTTGAAACTTTAGTTTTCCAATAGATTTTGATTTGAGCTTGAGAGTCTAATCGTCTACCAATTCCATTGCTTGCCATTCCAAACATTGAACCAAACCGCTGAGGGTTTGCACCAAAGAAAGGGTTAAGCAACATTTCATAATCATTTGTTCTGATTGTTACTGTTCTTCGATTAGGTTCACGGACAACGATATTAAACTGGTCTGCGTTAACTCTTTGTGCATAATACTTAAAGCCACCATACCATACACGGAAAACTTCTTGACCTTGTAAAGCCCAATAAAATAAATCTTCTATTTTACCAGCTTCGGTATAATCAACATTGTCAAAATAGGAAACCAAGCCCAACAACTTACCTAGTAACAAATCAGTTGTAGGGTCTTGGACTGTGAAAGTAGAAAAGCTAACATCTTCCGCCTTGCGCGATAGATTAAATAAACTCATTCACTCCTCCTATTTAACTTCTCCTGAAGCCATGTCAATTTTGCGTCCGAACTCTTTTTCGATTTCTGCAATAAACATTGTGTCAACTGGCAAATTAAGTTTAGCCCATTTGTTTTGATAGTTTTCCAACATACGAATTGTGCGAATGTGGCGAACACTTACACCGTCAGAAACATACCAATGCTTAACTTTTCCTGCGTTGTCTAGTCCTTTAATAAGGTACATTTTTACTATTCCTCCTGTTTGATTATTTTGGTTTGAACTTCCAGTAACTGGTTTATTAAATAAGTCAAGTTCTGCCTGTCTGCGTCTTACTAAACCTTGTAGCACTTGACCACCTGCATGGACGTACTTCGGCAACATTTGAGCTACGTAAGCATGCGAGAACTCTGCCCAACCGTCTGAAATGAATACATTCCCACAGTTATAAACCAATGATACCAAAGCGTCGAACTCGTTTTGGTTTGCTTTGCCTTTAACGTAAGCGTCAACCATAGGTGAGTACTTATTATTTAAGTCTGTTTCAAGTTGACTATCAGCTTGTGCTTGTGTCCATGTAGTACCTGCTGTTACTCCATAATGACCCCAACCAATAGTATACATTTGTTCCCACGGTACAGGCTTATAAGCAGTTAAGCGACAACCCTCGAACTCTTTAATTAAGTTCAAACCGTTATTTGATATTTTAATTTTGGATACCTCCTATCCTAAGTGTTCACAATAAGTTAAAATGTTATAAGCGTCTGCCATGTTATCATCTTTACAATCAAACGGAACTAAACCACTAGCTCTTAAAAGCTCAAGACTTTCTTCTTTGCGTTGTTCTCGTTTGCCTGAGATTAAGTGATAACTGCACCATTTAGAGTTATCAATGAAAGTGTAGCCATTTACTAAACCGTCAATAGCACCAATAAAATAACCGTTACAATTTGCTAAGGTAATACTGTGCTTTTTGTTTCTTCCCATAATAGGGGTTTCAATGGCTAGATGATAATCATTCAATTCAAACTCATTGATGATATCTTTTATAGCGTTCACGATGTCAAAAGTACGTTCCCAAGCATTCTTTTTTGAGTTGTACGCTTTAATAGAACCGACATAGATTTGACCGTCTTTTCTAAAAGCGTAGCCTGTACCCTCGTCTTTTTTGCTTGCTGTACTAAAGTCAATAGCTAAAATTTTCTTCATTTCTTTTATCCTTTTTAGATAGGCAAGGTATAAGAAGTGATGACCGCGTAAACATCTTCTCTTGTTTTGTCAATATTAATACCGTAGTCAGTTTTATCAATAAATTTCAAAACTTGTTGAAGTTCTGCTTCATCATTAACAAAATAGATGTTTTTTTCTGCCATGCTCTTTACCTCCCTCATTGATTATGGTATTATTATAGCACATCACTTTTTTGAATTTTATTTTTTCAATACCAACAAAAGATTTAGATAGTTTACAATTATATTAAATAATTTGTAACCAAAAAATAATATATTACCTACAAACAGCGTGGTTAAGCCATTCTTAAATTGTGTGTGCAATGATTTTGGCTTGATTTTAAAAAAACATGTGGTATACTATATATATAAATAAAAACTGAATACACCAAAGAAGCGAGGCGAAAGCCTATGAAGCATTTTTACCTGAGCTTGTAAACCCCACAAGCCCTTTGGAATAGGATAGTATATAGTGGCTAAGGAGCATTAACTTTCACGTTATTTGGTAGCCGTAGTTTGTCGCTATATATGAAATTGCTAACTGATAAAAAAGTTAGACAGGTTGTGAGTATTACGTTTATGCCAATTTGAACTCACGTAAAACAAAACGAGCGGTGCGATTAGATTCACGGAGCTTACTGCTAATAACTAAGCAAACTACCATATAAGAATCTCTACTAATTGCATGACGGGGGGGGGAATAAAACTGTCTAAAATCCATGTAATTGAAGCTTAACATTTCATGTATTGATTTGTAACACGACTTGAGTTATAATCAAAGTATAGAAAATAAGAAAGAGGTAATTAAAATGTTCATCATCTATTGGATAATGTCAGCTATGTTTGGAATCGTAGCTAGTGTAGACAGTTCACTTTTCGGAGTTTGGTTTTTATGCTGTGTAGGTTGTTTCGTATTAGGTTTAGTTGAATTAATCAAAGGAGGTTGGAACTGATGACAATTAATGACGATTTAAAAGCAATTAACAAAGATATTAAGAACTCTAAAGACTGGAAACAAATGGTACAACGTACTAAGTACTGGATAGTGAAATTAAATAACATCTATCCTGATTATAACTTTAAAACTTATTTTAAACCGCTTAGAGATAAAAATATCATTTTCATTGACTACACTTTAAAAGAGGTGTACTAAAATGCAAAACTTATTTGAAAGAGTTATAACAGCTAAAGAGTTACAGGAAAAAGAGGACTTTAAAGGTGGTAACGAGTGGCTGATAGAACACTTAATACCAAGAGGACAGGCAGGTTTGACAATTGCCCCACAGAAGTCTTTTAAAAGTTCTACCACGCTTCAAATGGCTTTGAGTGTAGCTAAAGGTGTCCCCTTTGGCTATTTTAAAACTAAAAAGGCTAACGTGCTTATCATTGATAATGAAGATACTGACTTCGTGTTACATCAACGCCTAAAGGCTTATAATGATGTTCCTGATAACTTACATTTCATAACAGGTGGTATTTTCAAACTGGACAACAAAGACCACATGAATGGACTGTACAAGTTCATCAGAGATAATAACATCAAGTTTGTTATCTTGGATAACTTAAAAGACATGCTGACAGATAGAAATACTCTAAATGACATGTCAAGTATGAATGACGTCCTGAATAATATAACACGATTGAAATTGCTTTTAAATGATGTTACTTTCCTTTTAATTGCTCACGCTAGAAAGGATACAAATAATCAATCGTTAGAAGAGAAGACGTTTAGAGTTCGTAGCACTCACGCCTTAGGTAGTTCAGCAATTGGTGCATGGTTTGAGTTCTGTCTGTGTTTAAGTCCTAAGCAGGGTAAAACAAGCAAGTACTCTATTTTGACTGTAGAAGCACGTAACTACGCTTATGACAAAGAGGTATGTCTAGGGTACGTAGGCGACCAGTTTCAGATTATAGACCCTACTGGAAACAAACCTAAAGAGATACTAAAAGAAGAACAAGAACAAGGCGAAGAATACGAGGAAACAAAACACGAAGCAGAAAGCCTATTAACAGCATTGCAACAAAATGGAAAACTAAAAGAAATTAACGATTAACCGTTTAGTCATTGACTTTACGGTTTTTCTTTTGTATAATTAAGTCATAAAGTTAAGAGAGGTTAACGAATGGACGAACTAGAAAGAGAAAACAAAAAGCGTTGGGCTAGAAATAGATTTGATTTTATGGTTCGTGACGCTGAAAGAATTGAACGTTACTTAAAAGCAGGCGAACTAAAAAAAGCTGAACAGAGTGAGCGGTTCTTCAAAAGAAACTTGCTAGAACTAAAGAAATTAGAAAAGGAGTTAGAAAATGATTGAACTTGAATTATTAAACAGAATTGTTGTTAGATTGCAAAACGATAAACCAATTGAACCAGTTGAAAAGGATATGCTTCTAGGCACTCTAAAAAGCGTGTACAGCTATTATAAACAAAAAGAGGATATTTCTATGCTAGATGTTCTAAACGTGTTGTATGGACGTTTAACAGGCTCACAGGTAAATAAACAAGCTGAACTTGAACGCTTTATAGAAAACTTCTCAGCAAAAGGACTTGTAAAGCTATTAGATGAATTAGAACAAAAAGGAAAACGCCAAAAAGAAAGCAAGGTAAACGAAACATTCATTAATGAAACAAGAATGTACTACAAAGTAGTAGCAAACAAAATCAAAGAAAGAGGTATCAAATAATGGCAATTGAAAAAGTGGTTTATTATTACGATGACGGAACTAAAAGAGAATATCCTCCTAGATTGACAGACCTAGAACAGTTAGAGGAGTTCAAAAAGTCAAAAGCTGATGTTACAGACGTCTATGACTTCATGCAAGAACATCTAAGCAAGTTTGAAGCTAAGTTATCCCTATGCTTTAAATATATGGTTGACGTGCTAGGAATGGACGAAATACAAGCAAATAACGTGTTAGAATTATGGTGTGAAGAGTGGGGGGTTCAAAACATTCATTTTATATTAGAGGGCGGAACGTGTGTACAATGTGGTAAAACGATAAATGTTAACAAGGCTTTTTGTTCTGAAGAATGTTACAAAGATTATATAGAAATGAAATATAATTGTAATTGACATAGTTAAAAGAATTAGATATAATTAAGTCATAAAGTTAAGAGAGGTAAGTAAATGATTAAAGTAAAATACATTTTAAAAGACGGTTCTAAAGATTGGGTTTATGAAATGAAAGATTTAAGAAATGCAGTAGAATGTATCAAAGAAGACATGGCAGAACTTGCTACAGAGATTGCTATGGTAATTGTATTCGATGAAGAAAATAATAAAATTTTTGAGGTGAAATAAAATGGCACAAGATTATTACGCAAACAAACATGGAATTCAATTAGAAGAGTTTTTAATTTACGGTAGTAACTGGGACTTGAAATTTTGGCAATATAACTTCACTACTGGACAAGGTTTTGCTTTAACAAACGCTTTAAAATACGCTGTAAGGGCAGGAAAGAAGCCTAATGAACCGTTTGAGAAAGACATGGGCAAATATAACGATTATATTAACATGGCTGAACAAATGGGAATAGAAAAAGAATACGCTGAAAATTGGGTAGCACTTCAAAAATCAGTCTTTGATGACTTTAAAGGGCGTAAGGCTGAATTAGAAGAGTTAGAGAGGTTTAGAAATGCTTAAATATTGTGCTTTTAATAATCAAAAATTCTTATGGTTTGAAACCTTTGAGGATATGGCAAACTACTTCAACTTAACCGAAAGTTATTTAAAACTATGGTTAAACACATCTGAAAAAGTGAACGGTTGGTTCATTAAAGAGGTAAATTATGATACTAAACTGGAACGACTTTGATAAATGGCGTGAAACTAGCTTACAATATCATAAAATGCTAGGGGAACACAATTATACTAATGCTTTAACATTTTTTGAATATGCTAGACGGTACTTTAATACGAACGGCTTTCCACCACCTGAAAAGAGAACAAAAACAGGCAGAAAAGGAAAATACACAGCAAAAGATAGCAAAGAGCAATTAAAACAAATACATGAATACATCGGAGGTATAAAATAATGGCACTTACAGTAAAACAATTAATCGAAAAACTTGAAAAAGTAGAAAATAAAATCACTAACGTGTTTATCGAGCTACCTATTTCATTTCTTAGCGTTGATAGTGTATTTTTAGATGAAGTTGGGGACGTAATATTGTCAAATGACACTGAATCAGAACATTGTTATTGTGAAGATTGTAAAAAAACTGAAACAAAACTTTAATCATTTAGTCATTGACAAATAGAAGTTATTTCGGTAAAATTAAGTCATAAAGTTAAGGAGGAACAAAAAAATGTTAAACTTATTACTTACAATCGTCTTCATCTGGTTAGTATTTAAAGTAGTTGAAAACGTAGCAAATGAACTTGGTACTTATATCCGTGGTTTCCTAAAATGGCTCTGGAAAATGTACAAAAAATTTACTAATAAAGGAGTTAGCCTATAATGGAAAGTAAAGTGTTACAGATGATTAATGAAATTAAAGTACCGAAAAGTCAATATAATAGCTTCGGTAAATATAATTTCAGAAACAATGAAGATATTCAAACAGCTTTGAAGCCTATGCTTCTGAAGTATGGCTTAGTTGAACGAGCAAGCACAGAAATGATATCAATGAACAACGAACTAGCCTTACATGTTCATGTTGACATCTTTGACCCTGATAATACTAACGACATCACAAGTGGCGACGGTTTTGCAGTCATTGACGTTAATAAGAAAGGTCAGGACAAAGCTCAAGCAACTGGTGCAAGTCAATCATACGCTTCAAAATATGCTTACGGACAAGCCTTGAAGCTAGATGACATCAAAGACGCTGATAGCACAAATAAAGGACAAAACAATGCACCACGTCCTAAAGCAGTACCTAAAGCAAGTTATCAATACAAGCTAAGCGAACTTAAAAAAATGGTAGCAAATAAAGAGATGTCAAGTGACCGTGCAAACGAGCTTTGCAAACAAGGTAAAGTAAACATGAACGCTTAATAGGGAAAGGGAAATAAAAAAATGAAAATTATTGAAACACTTAAAGTAAATGAAATTAACACAAAAGAAGTAGAAACTGCTAAAGGAACTAAAAAAGTTCTATCATTCAAAGCATATCCATTTGAGCATTACATTGGCGGTATTTGGTTACCTGATAGCGTAAATTATGGCGACATCGTAACAGTCTACATTGACCAAATCAAAGCCGAAACAAAAGGCGACAAGACTTATTATAACGCTTCATTTGCTAAAGTGACACCAGAATTTAATTTAAACCGTGATAACAATGAACCACAAAATAACAACACGGTTAACTTGTTCGGTAGTTCAGCCCCTGTTGATATCCCTGATGATAAATTACCATTCTAAAGGAGTTCAGCCATGGGATATGACTATGAAGAAATACTTGATGAAGTAGATAAGTTAAGTCTACAAGGACGAATTGAGGAAGCTAAGGAACTTGTGAGAGAGCTTGTTCCTCCTCTCTTCGCTATTGATTTTATTAACTTAATGGAACTAATTGAAAGGAATGAATATAAACTATGAAAATCGCAAAAGAAACGCTAAATGCTTTGAAAAACATGCCTATCATCACATTGAACACTATTCACGACTTGTTAGAAGTAAAACAACACATCAACAATTATCAACGTAATGCAAATAAAAAATATGGTCTAAACCTTGAAAAAGATGAAGTGATTAACCGTGAAATTGCTGACATAATTATCATTAACACACTAGGAAAATTAAACATGTTGCCTGAACAATGTTATTACTTGCGTTTGGTACGTAATACTGAAGCAAATAGCCCTAAAGCTCGTAAGGCTGAAAAGTTTGCTGAAAAGGCTAATCTAGCTGATAAAATTGTTGAAAGTCTTGATTTTATCTTTTATAGTGGTACAATTTGTTTCGATGAAGAAGAATTATTTAACTTTATCAAAAATCAAAATGTCCAAAATCTTGAATATTTCAGCAACAAAGGACAAAAAGACTGGTTTTCTAATCGTGTTAAATGGTTGTTAGATACTTACAAGGGGGAATAAATGGTAAACTTACAAAATAAAAAGTTAGATATCAAGCAATTTCTTGAAGAGTTAGGCTTCACAGTCAGTCTTGATTATGAAAGAGAACCAACAGGCGTGATGTTTGCTGAAATACACCCCACAGTCCAACAAGTAAATAACAATCTGAGCTTATATCAGACGTTTAGAACGCTTGAAATTGAGTTGATGATAATTTGTACTGAGGAAACCGAAAACGTGCTATACAGGGCTGTAAATCTCTTAAGTGACGAGCATTATTTATATTCAAACAGTACCACAGATAACACAAACATTGTTAAATTGAGAGGAAATTACTATGATTGAAGACAAAACATTGAATTTTATCCGCTTCTCTAGCGGCTTTAATAACTTAAAAAAAGAAGAACTTGAAGCCTTTGCTGAAAATGAAATCTTTGAACTTAATGAATACAACGCAAGTGAGGGAACAGGAGGGAAATACTTCTATACAATCGACGATTTGAACACAAACGGAACACTTAAAAGCTACATCATTGAATGTCTAAAACTTTCATTACAAACACGCTGGGGAAACAACCTAGAGTACCACATTGACCGTAAAACGAAATATTTAAATAAATTAACTGGTATGCAAGTGTAATATTTGTAATTGACAAACTGAAATAAAAACTCTATAATTAATAATATAAAAAAAGAAAGAGAGAACACAAAAATGAAACTTAAAAACGAAATTGAATTACTTGCTGGAATCTTGAAAGACCATGACATGGCAGTGGATATTCATTTCCCAAAAGATGAAAGCCAAGTGCCTGCATTCGCTAAAGCTCAATATCTAAACTTGTTTAGTATGATTCAAGATGTTGTTGAAGCTATTGAGTTATGGTCGCATTTAAAAAAAGCACCTAAAAAAGCGTTAGATATCTTAGTTACAAACATTAATGAACACATTGAAATGGTAAACGAAGTTATGGAGGATACAGATTATATACATTGGACAGATGAAGAAGATGAACATTACACAGGAGTATTTTATTACGACCTACACAAAACAATTGAAGAAACAATAGAAGAAATGGAAGAGGTCAAAAAATGGTAGTAGTATTAATTATTGCTTACATCATAGTGTTCACGCTTTACAGTTGGTATATGTTTAAATCAGGAAAGAAACATGCTGAACAAAAAGAAACAGTAAAAATAGTTATAACTGGTAAACCTGAACAAATTGAAGAAACATTAAAAACAATCATTGAACAAAAATTATTAAAATAAAAAGGAGGTAACTCTTCAATTACATCGCCACTCAAACGAGTGGTTTTTTTGTTTGGTTGATGATTAGGTACGCCCTCCTATATAATACCCCTGTAAGCTCATAGTTTGCCTTGTATTGCATTTTAAGTAATTTCTAGGATAATGACAAAGGGAACACATAAACACGCAAAATAAAGCAATTTACGAGCATTTACGTTTAATTTTTTTCAAAACAGAAAATGGAAAAATAACTCTTGAGGACACCATTGGTTTTGACCACTCGCACAGCCCATGTGAGGACACTTGCACAAATGTTGCTGCCATTTGCCGACCAT